CGCTAGAGTAGTCACGCAATTCAGCAACACCGTACAAAGTGTCAGCAGTAAACAGAGTACCGAGGTATTCTTGTTTGTACTGAGTCTGTGCACGAACGCCTTGTTGCTCAACCAAGATGTAAGCATCTTTGTGACCCATCAAGCAGATACGGTCAGCGCCAGAGTTACCAGCACCGGTATCAGCGTTGGTAGACACATACACTTGAACACCGTACACATCACCAATGTTACCATTGCGGATGGTGTTGTTAGCGCCTTGTTCGCCCACGAAAGCTTGTTCAGTGAAACGAGCCAAGCCCATCAAAGTGTTACGGCTTGAAGGAGGCACGATGAAGAAACGGTTGTCCATAGGAACATCGTTGTCGTCCAAACGCTGAATAGTGCGACGGATAGCAGCATCAGTCAAAGCAGCGGCGTTAGAGGTAGAGCTGTTATAAGCAGTAGTACCGTTAGAGCCGATGAAAGCGTTAGTGCTAGAAGCAGAAGTAGCGTAGTCAGAAGTACCAACAACACCGCCGTTAGACACACGACCCAAACGGATCAAGTCAGTGTCCACTTGTTTAGCCAAAGCATAGCCAGCGTCATCAGTGTAGAAAGAACGCAAGCTAGACAAAGCTTGAGCTTCAACGATGTCTTCGATCAAGCGGCTGTATTCATAGTGCTTGTTGATAGACACCAACACTTCAGATTCAGTAGCGGCGATCAAAGTAACTTGAGTCGAAGCAGCCTTAGCAGAAGCAGAACCACGGGTAGGACTAGGAATGTGAACTGTGTCACCTTTCTTGCCTTTGAAGTTCATCTTCTTGATGAGGTTAGCAGCCACCAAGTTCTTTTTGTAAGCAGCAACAATTTCATCACTCCAAATTGCGGGGATAAACTTTGCTGCTGTGGTTGTGGTTACGTGATTAGTACCGAGTCCCATTTTAAATTTCCTTTAAAGTTTGTTATATTGTGTGTTATTACTTAACACGACCCTCTGCGTAAGCAAGCATGATTTCAGGCTCAAGGGCCTCATATCGTGCAGGATCGTTCATTCTCAGCCGAATAAGGTCAGCTCTACGATAAACTCGTTTAGATGATTCCCCAGAACCACCAGTATCAGTAGCCACAGCTTTCAAATTCTGCTGCAACACCTGTTTACCAGTATCTTCCACTTGTTTTGTCTTAATAGACTTTAGTTGTTTATAAGTGGATAACAATTCATTGGCACTATCGTAATCAAACTCGCTATCAGCTTTTGCATAAAGTCCTAGTCGGACGGGTGAACCTTTTACCCACTCTGCAAACTCTGGATCAGACACTACTTGCTGGAAGTCTGGATGATCTTGAGATAGTTTTTGTTGAATCTGCATCTTTTTGAACTCTTGCGCTGCTTGACGAGCTGCAAGGACATCGGGATGACGCTCAACTGTGTTCTGAATTGCTTTCTTAGGATCTTCAAAGAAGTCTACTTCAGGCTCTACTTCAGTAAGTGGTGGCTTAGATGATAAAGATTGCTTGAGAAGTTCATCAGCCAGTTTCCTGACCTCACCTACTTCCTGAGCTTGCTTCCCAATGAGCTTTTCAGCCTCTTGGTGCATCTTGATGATTTCCTGAGCACTTTTACCCCGATATTTTTCGGGAATGTCATCTTGTTGAGGGTGATCCTCTTCAATTTTAGGGGGTGCTGTGAGTTGTTCGACTACATCGAGTTCACTATCTGTCCCGTTGTTGGACACTTCATCGTCATCTATTAACATATTACTGATTCCTTTCCTGCCGATATTTATATAACGGTTCTAGGAGATAATTTAAAATAAGACCCGGTTATAAATACTTGTGGGTCAGCTAATCAAGAGTTCTGTTTACGCTCAACTTTGAGCTTCTCAGCCCTCTTGCGTTCCCATGCGTCATAAGCTGTCGGAAAAGAGCCTGTCCAGCCTTCTAACTTCATGGAGGGTGCACTTACGATTCTATGGGCGCCTTGACCACATTCCTTACAAGGGATGTTTCTGATCGCATCGTCCACAAAAGCTTCAGTACGGTGAGCATTCTCACAATAGAATTCAAAGAATCGTCTAGGCATCGCCAGATTCCTCCTCTAATTCCCTGTAAGTCTCCTCATACGAGCTTTTCAGCCCGTAAAGCCAGTTCAATATATCTATCTGTCCCCTGCGAAAGTCAAGAGAGTGTGTTTCCGTGACAGAAGATAACTTGTCGTAGCTATTCTTTACTTTGCTAATGTCCTCCATCAAGTCCTGCCACCCTTGGGTAGCCATCATCGAGAAGGCATCGTCATAAAATTTCTGTAAATCTGGGGCCATAGCTTGTCCAGTTGTTTAACTTAACGTGATACTACCATAAAAGTAGTAGTTTGTCAATAGTTTTTTAATAAATATTTACCAAGGAAGACCATTAGAGATCACAGGGGCCTTTTGAGCATTAATCTGAGCTTCTAGAGCAGCTTCCACGGCAGCTTTGTCTATCTTTTCCCACAACCAACCAAGAACTGTTTCTTCAGTCAGGGTGTCGTAGCTTACAAATGAGTCACCACGCTCTAGGGCTTGTGTGTTGTAGATGCCTGCGCCGTAAGGCTTCTCAGGGTCATTGCTAGCCTCAGTTGCTGAAGCACCCCAATGCACTACTGTTACAAGTCCATCAGAGGTTTGGCGTTCTAGGTTATTGATTTTCCATGTAATTGTCATGCTTAACCTTTCAATGCGTCAATTTCAGCTTTAAGTTCTTGGATGGCTTTGACCAGTGTAGGAATCAAGTTGGCATTAACCGCTTTGTATGGTTCTTCACCTTCAGGTACAGGGTCTTGCCATGTTTCAATCATGTCTGGAAAAACAGTTTCAAATTCCTGAGCAATAAAGCCACGAGCATTTTTTATATTTCCGCCTTTGCCTTCCTGCCAATCAAACTTTCGTGGCTGTAAAGCCATAATCTTGTCAAGACCGTCATCCAAGTCACGGATGTTTTCCTTCAATCGAATGTCTGAAAGTCCAGTAATGGTCGTAGACACGGCGCTAATTGTTCCGCCATATCCCACATAAAAACGATATGCATTAGCGGTAGACGACCACAAATAATATGCAGAAGTAGTGTTGGAGTTTGATGACCCACCTGTGTAAACGTAAGGGTTTGTGCCAGGGACTATACTAATTCCACCATTGTTGGTTGGACTTGTTACCCCCACCAGCAAGTTACCGCTGGAGTCGATACGGGCACGTTCTGTGTTGTTAGTGCCAAAAGAAAGCGGATAAGCGCCTGAGTTAGCAATCACAGTTGAATAAGCACCAGACCCAGAAACCAAACTACCACCAGAACTGTTTTCAGTGCCGATAGTGGTAACTGTG